TTCAGTTACAACAGGGCTAATCTCTTCGATTTTGTCAAGTGATAAATCCTCATCCCAATACCCGACAAACTCATAAAATCCTTTAGGTTCTTTTCCACTCACGCCAACGGGTGATAACCGGTTATAACTGTTATCGCATTGATGCACCTGTTGAGCGTATCTCTCAATAATCTCGGCCGTGGCTGTCTCTTTATCATCATCATGGGCAACAATCGACAAGTCACCGCATAATTTACACCTTAGAATCATATAACGCTTCATTTTGTCAATTCCTTGCGTTTTGGCGCATTTTAGTTGAAAAGTAATAGAAGGGTTATGGGTTACTTGATTACGTGTACTGTAGGGCAACGTCGAGCGCCATTCTTAGCGTTTTAGTAAGGCGTCCCAGTTGAATCGCTACCACTTTGCACGCCTCCATGATGATGCCCGCTTACACTTACCCCGTTCGCAGTCAATGATCCAGTCACAGTCACCGGCCCGACGATTGATGCCGCACCACCGCCCTCTCCCGCGTTTTGAGCAAGCGGCCCGTTAAGTGTGGTAGTCCCATTGTGAATAATGGAAGGCGATGACAGTGTGATAGATGTGGGAGAATGTATTGTGATACCACTTCCAAAAATTATGTATTGAGACGGTACACCGTTCAGGAAGCCTCCCAAATACAAGCCGTCACAATAATCGAATTGGCGGGCACTTGCCGGATTGGCTTGTGCTTTCGTTTCCTTTACATTTGAAATGTCTTTATTTGAAAAAACACAGATACCAATATCACCCACCGCCGGATCAATTATGACCGCGTTAGCACCGCCTTGTAGTCTAAAATAGGGTATCACGTAAATTGTTTCGTGTTCAATGGCGTTATTCGCGGCGTCCACTTGATTGACCAGTGGTAACACGTCAACTGTCCCGACGGGCGATAATCCCCCACTATTTGAGCAATTCATGACCTTCACAAGCGTGCTTGTCTGTATCTTTGACAGCGATTGCCATATCGCATAATAGATATTATTGTATAGTCCGGGGATTGCTACTTGACTAAAATCTTGTGTTGGATTATCAGCCATTATTTCCCCGATAAATAATTGCAATTCACTTCAGTGAACCAAGCGCCGTCTGGTTTATTAGATTCAAGATGGTGATTTATTGATGCAACCCGCCATTTACCATTCGCACGTTTAATGTCTGTATCTAATACAACGGTGGCACCTTGTTTTAATAGCCGATTAAAAAGGGTTGTAAATATAACCCCTACTCCATTGTATATTGGGTAGCAAACCAATCCGTTTCTTGAGTTTATGTCTATCGTGTGTTTAGTCCGTGGTATACCGGGTGGCGTTATAACAAAAGTATCATCATCCATAAAAAAATTGATATTGTATGTCTTTGCAAGGTATTGAGCGTTTTCCATATTAGAATATGGGAGATAAAGGTTGCCGGGCACCGTCATTACAACGCCATTATTTTCAAATACTGCGCCCATATCATCCGATATTTCCTTAAACACACTCACTATATCAACCGGCCCCGGATAACTGCGTTTCTTTACTACTTTGAATCTGTCAAAAATACCGTTATTTCCTTGGATTCTTAGGCATACGTTAGGCATTTCATTGTAATCAGCCCACGAATTAAGTATGTCACCCTTAAAAATCAGCGTCTTAATATCCCCGTCAAACGCATAAATCTCAATTAGATTGCGCCTAAACTGCCCGTTATCGCCTTCTATTGGTGCTGTTCGTAGGGTTGTAAGGGTATCCATATCGGATTGTCCTATCCCGTAAATTAGCGCCTTACAAGTCCCAGCCTGTTGCATACCAGCACGCTCAATTACCAAAGACGAACGTAAATTGTCGAGCGTTATTTGATTTCCATTCGCAAACTGTCCACCTTGATTATTAGCGTCAAGCGTGATAACGTATTGCAACCTTTTAATAGTATAACTTTTCAATCTCTTCCCCGTTCAGGTAAATCAACACGTATCGGCTTCCCAATTCTGTGTATTCGGGATCGGATTGCCCTTGTGTGTCAAAGATAATAAAATTACCAACAAATTCAGTATAGTGTTTCTTGATAAGTGGTACTTTATTTCTAACGATTGTTCCAAGCGATAAATCCTGTCCGTCCCATGCAACATCGGCAAATAAGCCAACGTTTTTCCAATACAATCGAATCACAACGTATTGGTTTAATACGTTCGTTTTTATTACTTGATAAGGTAGGGTATTTATTGGAATGGTTAGCATTAAAATAATACCTGTTCTATTGTTTGGGTGGATGGTTGCGCTTGTACTGCCCCTGTACTTACTGGCGCACTTGAACCGGCATCTTTAGGCGATACAACATTCGTATCACTTATCAATATATCAACCTGTTTCACCTCTTTTAAGAAAATCTCAACGGTCAATAACGTAGCGCCTTTCTCTGCACGCCTTGAGTAATTATACCGTTCAATAGAATGGTCAATATAAATTTTATCGGGTGTTACAATATCATACAAGTCAATAGATTTGCACGCTTTATCAATCGTTTCAAGAAATAAAGACATGTCTGTTTTGGAGCCAGTCATTGCAAGCGTAATAACAGGCGTTGCCGGTAAATTCACTTTGTTGTACGTTGCGAATTGACCACGCGCTACAGGGAAATCCGATATCTTTGTTTCCGCTCTATACTCAATTCCAATAAATGAAACTGTGGGCGCACTAATTCCCGCATACGATAAAATAGGACTAACACCTATATCTTTAAGTATTTGAGCCTGTATTGATGTTTCATTACTACCAAAAATCTTATTTTTGTTTTTATCGTAAATCCCCCATGTTCCCGCAAAATAGTTTCCAACCATCTCTAACAAGGTGCCCTCCAATAAAGAAAGGCCAGACGTAACAAAATCACCTAATGATGGCATTATTGATATCCTGAAACTGCGTGACTGGGAAATGAAGAATCCATGGCGCGATTCATATCTCGAACCATATCATCGCCCGGTGGTGCTGTTGTGTTTATTGTAATCTCGCCAATATGCGTGCTTGTGGTGGATGTGGGCGGTGCTGTTATCGGATGACGTGGGGCTGATAAAACGGATGCGCTTTTAGAAGCGCCATAATTATTTAATGGTGCATTAGTATTATTCCCAATCATCATATCGTAAAAACTAACATCGCCCTCGTTCGTTTCTGTATATTTACCTTTCGGGGTTATTTTATTTCCACGATTAGAGTTATACGTTTCTATAAGTTTTTCTTGTATAATTTCGGGGGTAACAAAAGCGTGATTTCCATTCACACCATTGAATTTATTACCGCCTTTTGAATTTTGTAGCGCCATAAAAACCGCTGCAAGTCTATCGTTCGCCTTTTTTAGGCTTTTTTCTGTGAGCGGTGTGTTAAGGAAATCACCAAGTGCGTCACGCAATAACCAATCCATTAACTCATCTTGCAATGATTTATCGAATAACTCATTTCCTGTTTTCCCTGTTTGTTTCTTAAATAGGTTTAATGTGTCTTTTACTACTTGTGTCCTACCCGCCGCGCCAATTTTACCGATTGATTTTAGATTGATAATCTCATCAATAGATTTAGTGGTAAGACGTTGTGCTTCATTTCCATTTTCAGGTTTCCAACCACCTTTTCTTTGATTGAATGTCTCATAAGGGTCTTTTCCTCCAGCGTCTTTGGCCGCGATTAAGTCAGCGATTGGAGAATGCGCGAGGGATTGTGTTTGTTTTTTATATTGTTTGTTTTTATCTAACTGTTTTTGTATTAGTGTATTTCCTGTTTCTTCTAATTCTTTTGATATTATTTTGGTTGAATTATAATCAAATAGAATTTTAGGAGTGTTTAATGGATTGGTGTATATTTTACCTGGTAATGCCGTGAATTTTACCCACCATTCTGCCCACCATTTTCTTGTCTCTTCTGCTTTATTTGCTGTTTTATCATAATCCTTAAAAACATTATCCATTTTATCTAATTGTTGTTTTAATTCTTCAGGTTTTTGCAATAAAAGATTTTCAATACCACCAAACCCCATATCTTCCAATATAGTTGCCTTTTGTTCTCTTGGTATTTGTAACTTTGTTAAATGCTCATTTATATCAATCAATCCTTTCTTAAACCCCTCTTTACCAGTCCAACTTAAAAAAGAGTTTGCATCCATTTCAAGTCGTGTTAATCCCTTTGTGATTTGAGATGTGTCTTCGCCGAATCTATAATGTGTCTGTTCCCTTGCTATATCGTGCATTACCTCTTGCAACGCTTTAGCATCATCACCCGCTATCTGTGCCGCTTCGCTCAACGATTTTACTTCTTTTGCACTAGCGCCTACGTTTTCAGCAAACCTTTTGAACCCTGCGAACTCGCCTATTTTATTGACTGCGTACGCGGCAGCGGCACCAGTAGCGCCAAACATACCCAACACAGCACCAAACGAACTTAGTGAAGAATCTTTAATACTAAACAACGCTTTTGGGATAATCTTTAGCTTCGCAAGAAAAGAGGCTGTCGATTTATCAGTTTTCTCTAAAACTTCCTTTTCTTTTATTTCCTGTTTATAGGATTCTTTTTTGGATAAGTTTAGTTTATTTGCAAGATATTGGCGAAATGTATCCCTTTTTTCTATTGGGGAGCCGACTTTTACTTTTCCTTTCCCTTCAATTTTATCAATTCCATCCAACACGCTTTTAACACTAGCATCGAAGCCCGACGTATCAGCGCCAATCTTTAATACCATACTATCTACTGTGTGCTCACTCATTTATTAGCCTTTTCAATAATAGATAATCTCTGGTTGTAATCATCAATCACAATAATCTCTAGCATATCGTGGGCGTCTTTAATCCCGTAAACTGTCCACAACTCATGGAGCGTGGCCATTTTACGGGATATTAGTATTCCGATCAGCGATGGGATATTGGCATAATCAGCATAATGGATTTTATGCTGATTAAAATGCGCTTTAAGGTTTAAGCGCCGGCGTGAGTAAAAAAACCGAGGTGGAGTTTCCATACCTCATTTCTAAGCGTTAGGCGCGTTGAAACTTCCTCTGTGTCTTCGGGGATTAAGTCACGGACAAAATTAGGCTGTGCGGGATTGGGTAATACTTTGACGCATTCAAACATCTCATCAAGCAATTCTTTTAGAACGTCCCACTTCAAACTTGATAATGCTTTTAACCCTTCTTCGGCAAACCACGACATGCCGAATTTAGCGAACCAGTCTTGCGATAATTCAAACCCTACAGGTATGGTCGCCTCGGACTGGGAAATGGCTAGAATCGCCCTGATAGCCCATTCCTCGGCATGTGCGGCGGCCATCTCTGTAATCTGAAATGACTTACCCTTATCCCGATTCTGTTCGTAAACCGTGTAAGTGATTTTGCGTCTCATTACAGCACCGCGATATCAACAGATTTCCAGTGGATTTGGAAATCCATCGGGTTTAATACTTTCGCGTGTTCAGGGACTAACTGGACTTTAGAAAGCACGCCTTTCGTAAGCGTGAATGATTCGCCGGTGGATGGTAATATAATCGTTCCCGCTATGTAGATAACGTTTTTAATTGTTTTCATATATTGCGCGATTGTTAAAAACACCTTTTTACTTGGTGAACTCGCCAATAACGAAACCGTTTGGATGGTGGGCATGGGTGTATATCCCGCCGTCATTTCCCCGTCTACACCCATTTGAATCTCTGCGATATCAATAGCATCGAATAGAAACGCTTTATCCGATGCAAAGCCCTCAATTTTCGTCGGATACGGATATAGTCCGGGTACAATGATATGAAATACGCTATTGGCTGATGTTATTGTTGAATCGGTCATTTTTTATCCGTTACTGAACAAGAATAGAAGGGATAGTAATTTGTTGAACCGCGCCGCCACTTGTATACCAGAAATTTATAATCGGTGACTTGCGTTGTCCGCGCACAATCGAACCCGGATCAAGAATCTGTAGATAATAGCCAAAATTCTGAATCTCACTTGAGATATCTTTACCGGCCGCATTCTTTAACTGTGCCTTTTGAGATTCGGATAGTGAAACACCTTTCTCGATAGTCCCGTTATTTATTCCTTGATTGATTGGGTCTTGCATCCCAGCGCGGATAAGTGAGTACCCAGTATCGTTGTAAGGAATAAAGCCAACACCTTGGAGCAATACAATCATCGCCAACTGTAGTTGATTATTAAGATAAATTTGGTCAATAAAGGAATTAGCAAAAACCCATTTGCTTGGTAAATTTCCATCATAAAAGAAATTAAATGTATTATTTGTAACTCCATAATTGCCATAGAACGAATAGCCGTTTAATAGCAATTGTGCGGATTCAGTACCATTTATAACCGTCGGCAATAGTCCTGATTGACTTCTAAACGCGGCTGTTATGCGGCCATTTAGGCGCGTATAATCGACACTCGCAAACATCCCCATAACGAATGCCGCGCATTTGCGAGATTCTGTTGCTAGATTGGTTGCGAGTGAAACACAATCAGTTGACGAACCGCTTATGCACATTACACCATCGGTTTTAGCGGTTTTAAGTGTGACACCGGCGGCGGTAGAATTTTGTCCCGATGCTGTGGTATCGCTATCCCACATTACATACATATACCTGCTATTTTTTAAATTAGCCCAATTAGCAAGCAATAATTTATTAGCCTTAACTGGTTCGAATGACGTGGTAAATGTCGCCCAGTTTTGGGTGTTATGTACAACGTTATCCATTACAGTATCGAAAGTGGAGACGGGAATACCTTGAGATAAAATAGCGCCACTTCCAGAAGTCAATTTTAATTTCTCAAAATGCGTTTGCGCACCAGATACATGGGTTAAAAAATTTATTGTATCTGTTCCAGTCTCATTAGTCACATAAATGCAATTTTGAATACTATCGAATGTTGCTGTAGCTCCAATAATGGCAGTTGCTAGTTTCGACGCGATAGTTGCGTAAGAAATATCACCAGACGTTAGCGTTAAACTGACATCCGTTGAAACGCTATTCAATAAAATGGTTCCGGTATCAGTACCAGCCGCCAATCCTAGAGATGTAATATCGCTAGGAAGCGTCCTAGATTTTAGCCATGAATGACGTTCACTTGTAGCACAAGGTGCAACATACAACGTATCTGGTTTAATCGCAGAGTTATCATATCCCTGAAAATAGATTTGAGATAACTTATATTCAGTCGATACTTCACCAAACCATAGCGAAACAGAATCAGAATCCTGAAACCCTAAAACTTGGCCGGTCGGAACATAAGTGCTATTCGACAATAAAACGCCATTCAGTGAAATAGGATCACCGCCGGATGACAATACACCCGGGTTTACTTGAACAATTTGAGAAACTGGTATTGTCATGATTTTTCCGTTGTTTAATGGTAAAATTTCAATAGTATCTTCTTGAGGTGGAAAATAACCTACCGGATAAAAACCTATTGGACTATTCCCGATTGACATATTATGTCGTCGTGTAAAGTGTGTTTACTTCAGCGGCTGTTAAAACTCTGTTGTAAATACGGACATTACTTATACTTCCGCCTTTCCATGCCCTAGAGCCCCCATCTAAACCTATTCTTATTTCAGGATATATCATATTAAATGCTGATGTTCCTGAATTACTACCATATTGATAAACATTATCAATATAAAAATAACAATTTACTGGGTTGCCACCGGCTGGCATAATAAAAACTATATGATTCCAATCACTGTGTATATTCACTCCAGAGTATTTTGTTGCACCCGCCATTGCCGAAATTTGTCCAGAATTATTTGTTCCGATAGTGCATCTTTGGTATCCACAATCAAGAAAACACGGATTATTTCCTGATGTGCTAGGTTTTACCCACGCACTAAATGTAGCGGGGCCGTTTGCTCCTAACTGCGCCCACGATAAATTTGAAAGCATGGGGCCATACTGTTGATTTGGAGTAAAACAATTACTGGACATACCGTGTCCGGGCGCTGTCCACACTAACGGGCTATAAGAACTACAAGGATTTCCGGCGGCGGTACAACTTAATGTCTTACCGTAACCAGACTTATCAGCCGCATTATTACCTGTACTTTCATCTAAATCCCAACGCCCAACCAATCCGCTTATTTCCGCAACAGTCGGCTGAATCGTTCTAAGTAAATGCGCCGAGTGCCTCATTTACTATCCTTTTCGGAAAGCGAATACCGAATGGTAGTCCCAGCGTTCCGTGTGAATCCGACAATGATATCGGTTCCGGTTGTGGTAAACGTTGGCGCTGTCCCGCCTGCCCATTTACCGTTCGTCCAAGTAATTGCACATAAACCTGGGTTGGTTAGTTCAAGTGTGAACGAGCCGACTGTGCCGGATGTTGGCGGATTGATTACCGCTATTGATGTTGCAGAACTTCCTGTAAATGTCGTATAGAAATAACGCGGTAGTGTGCTCGACTGTAAATCAAGGTTTATCGTTGTGCTATATGCAACGGATGTAGCGGATTCTGCGGTTTGCGCGCTTACGGTATTTGTAACGTAGGTAGCCAATCCGGTAATGTCGGACGTGCTATAAGCCAATAAGGTTTTAACATCCGTTACATTAAGATTCTCAAATGTGTGGTTTGAAGATTCTTTATTGCCATGCAATGTGTAAGCCGGTGCTGTCTGTGCAGTAATTTCGCTATTTACCGTTGACGTAAAATCCACGATATTGGTAGCGTGTAAATCAAGCAATGTGATCACGTCACCTGTGGACAAATCTAGCACGGCGCTCGGTTGAGTTGTATTATTCCCGCGCAAGGTATGAGAATGTACAGTCGCATAAAAATTGGCGTTTAATTCGTCCGATAATACACTTACAAATACATCCCATGTCCCCGTAAATGATGTTATTTGCACACCGTCTGAACTTGCACGGAAAGAATTGAACGCTATTTTATTATCACTATTTGTATAACTACCGGTAAACGTCATCCATCGAAACGGACTAACACGTTGCCGCATAATTAAAGATAAACTAGCAGCATCTGTACCATACGCATTAAAAAACGTTCTATTCCCTTCTGTTGCATGTCCCGATAATGTCAGTGGAAACGCTGTGGATACTGTACTTTCCGAAACTGAATCTTTATAAGACATGGTTATTCTCTAGAAGGTAGCACGATTGCCCTGGGGCGTAACAATCCGCAATTCACAACACCAGATAATGATGCACCGCTTGCGATTGTAGTAGATAAAGCCACTTGAGGATAAAGCAATCCGTCTGCCATTATGAAATCCCTAGATTGGATTTCATTGCCTCGAGATTCGCACATTTAAGCAAAGTAATAACGTCAGTCGTCAAAGAAAGCGCGGAAAGTGCTCCATCTTGAGTTGTGCAATTTGCAAGATTGTATCCAGTGCTAGTCATGCCAGCGCCAACAAGCGCCTGCGCCTTAGTAGTAGATAACGCAACACTTGCACCAGTACCACTAATTCCCATTGCCGTTAAAACCGTTGTGGGAGTTGTGGCCGCAAGAATAGCCTGTGCCTGCGCGTTCTGTGCTGTTTCTTCGATTGCAATCGGACTATATCGTAGTGCGCCCATTTAATTTATCCCGTTAAATGTATAAGTGATTTCATTTGCGGTTTGTACTGGAACATCGATTGAGGCGTTATATTGTAAGTAGGCCATCATTATCCAGCGTTGTTCGTATTGAGATTCGGAAGTGATAAATCGAGTTTGATGACCGTCATCACAATATAGCGGTTTAATTCCGTCCGAGAATTGTGTTGCCGCATATTCACTGCGAAACAATCCCACAATCGCCCTACAATAATCCGCAGAATTAACCCCATAGAAATCAATTTGTATTCCTATTTTTACCGGCGTTATGATTGTTTGTTGGGAAGCCTGATAAGTAACTAGTGTCGTACCTAGTGTCGTACTAAGATTCTGTATTGTGACCGGCGTTAGAAGACAAAATGGCGGCTTTGGAGACGCTACCCGATTGATCTGCGACTGGACTATTACCCCTGGCAGAAACGGAGCCACAAACGCGGCAAGGGCATCTACCACTGCATCCGTTGTTATTGATACCGTATACATCTAAACGCTCTCCTGCATTACTATTATTGCTTTCGTCCATTCCGGCCATAATTCTAGTACCTTTACGATAAGCCATTTATGAGAATCGAATTGAATAATATCCCCGCCTTTTACATCCTCACGAATAACACCAGATAATAATCCATGGATATAAATAACTTTAGTGATATTCTGTAGATTAAGTCCGTCTAATTGAGATAATTCTTTACTATCTATTGATTGAATTTGAGCGGAAACGCTAATCGGTGTCGAATACGTTGGCGTCTGTCTATGACCAGTTCCGATTGTGTAATCGCTAGAACGCAATAGCGTGACAATACGATACGGACTAACCACATCAATCAAACTCTCCACGCAATCATATAAGTCCATTAAAAGAGTCCATTTTCAACTTGACTGATAACAGAGTTTTTCATATCTGACGTTTCAATCAGTGGTTTATTAAATCCCTTTTTAGCGATTGTCGAAGGCGCATTAGGCGGTGCCTGCCATTCATTGATACTCTCCACTAAGTCATCCCTAATTCTCTCACCCAATTCCTTTAACGATAAAATAACATCCATGTTGTTTGTTTTAAGATATTGAGCAAACAAGTTAGGCCATTCTCCATTCTTATTCGCAATCATTGTCCTAAAAAATGGCCGCGACGGGATATTGATTGTGTGGGCCGGGACTAGATGAGTGGATTCAAAATTGGCTTTTGATTTCTTAACGAATTTACCACCCTTGTTATATTCATTCGTTTTGAAGTTAAAAGAGTGGTATACTTTAGTTTCATGTTCAGGTACTTCAATCGTGTTTCCGTATTCATTCCAAAATGCTACAGCGGCAATCGGAATACCAGAATCTGGATAAACGGCGCCAGACATAAAACCCACTTTAACGTGAGCATCAATAGCCTTTTTTACCGATTGATTAAGAAATTTCTTAAATTTTGAGGTTAGTACACTGTTGGACATGGCAAATACCTAAACCCGCGCAATGCCACTGTAGCCTGCCAGAATGCCGCTCCATATTGCGTTTGCAAATACCACGAAGCGTTATTACCGGCGGCATACGCAAAGGAAACGGTCACAGTGCCCTTTGTTGCACTTTCAACTCGACCCACTGGCTTTGCCTTACCATCTCCCGAAACCGCACCAGACAGCGCCAAAATGTGTGCAGTGAGGTAATTAAGTAGGATTGCTCGACGTTGTAAGTTAGCAAGTCCAGTATTGGTATTATTGAAAAATCCCTCGCTTTCAATAAAAGCAGCGTTCACCATCGAATCCGATACCACTGAAAATTCAGGATATCTTGTACGAAACGCTGTTATATCGAAAACGACAATACCCATTAAGCGCCCCTTATATTTCCGTCGTTTTGCGGAAGCGGATCAAAACCGGTGGGGATTGCACTATATTCCCGTGCAATACTTTGAGTGGATTCCGCTTGTTCATGATAAAAGATAATTTTACTCTGCACTAACGGACTGTGTTTACCTTTACGTTCAAACCATTCATCCATTAGCGCCTTATCCACTTGCGTATAACCACAATCGGCACCAATTACAATCGCCTTATTTTTACCATTAAGTCGAATTGTGGTAGAATCATTTACACGTAAATCCACGCCATTCATCAATCGACAGCCTACAGTTACCATTTCCATATTAGATTCCGATCATCGTTGCGATAAGAAATGGACGATAAATAATAGCGCCCCACGTTCCCTGACTTTTTTTCTGTTTGAACGAAGACATATCCACAACAATCGGATGAGCACGCATTTTTTCAGTAAATGCACAATCAACGGTGCGCTGTCCGTCAACTTCGTCAGCAATTAGTTGCATTACTCGAAGCGTTTGAAGGCCGCCAGAAAGCGGAGGGTTTGTGGTGTATGATATTGTGGGGGTACTTACAGATGACACAACGCCACCCACCGTGCCAAGTGGCGTGCTTTCGTATTCCTGACACGTCACGATACGCATGTTCGGGAAATTCTTTTTAATCATGTCTGTCACGTTTACATTATAAATCGTGACTTTCGCAAAGTGAGATTCGGCGGCTGGCGACAATGCCAATGTCATTTTAGTCTCACGATCAACCAATCCCTTTGTTTGCCCTTGCAATACACGATACAAATAACTGACATCATCATATACTTGCAACCCTGTTGCACCGTAAGGGCCGGGCGATGTTCCAGCCGTTCCCCACGTATCGTCCGTGCCTTTATCGAGTGGCAACACAGAATTTGGCAAAGTCGGATCATTCAACAATCCGTAATTTTGTAGCCCTGCGATACCATACAAATAGGATTTATTTTGGTATTTATTCAACGTCAACGCGCTTGCGATATTAAGACGACTTGCATAGTCAATGCGCGCCAATCCTGCGCGTTCTAGTTCACGCTCGCCCCATTGCGTTATAACCTGATAGTGATACGATTGACGTTGAGGGAATGAGAAATTCGTGCCAGCAATTCCGCTTGTTGAATAATCCCCGTAACTTGAAACTTGTCCCGTCGATTCAATAATCGGGAACATTGCGGTTTGCGTTGTCCAGTCTCCCTTTTTAACTTCCTGCCCCGCGACTTCCACCGCTTTCATTGGCGTAACCAAAACATCAATCAGTTTTGGATCGATAAAAGTGGTTAGAAATGACGGGATACCGCTATTGTTCGTTGAAACGAGAGATGGTTGCGCGTCCATTGCAATCGAATCCATGAATCGCACATTTCCGGGGAAATGAATGCCTACTTGTTTCTCTAAGTCTTGTTGGTTATAGTTCATTGAGATAGTTACCAATTAGAAGCGATTAGTAATTCATTTGTGTCACACGCTGTATATCCAACGTAAGACGTTTCAATATAGTGAGAAATCGACGCACCTGTAGTTGAACAATAACTAGAACCTACCGGAGCACCAAGCGTGTCCACTGTATTTGTTCCAGTTTCATACTTTGCATAAACTTTGTGACCAATTGACGCCGCGTTTATCGGCGAAATAAATACATCTGCTTTTTTTAGTAATGAAACACCAAAACCAGCAGGAATTACATTGCTACCTTCTGCTAAATACGTTGTAATCATTCCCTGTTGTTCACGATGCACAAAACCATCAGGGACAATAGCAGTCCCGCTATTATTTACTTTATCACCACTAATCCACGCGAATCGTCCCACCGTTAAACCGCTATCACCTGCCACTAATTGATGTTCGCCAGCAATAACCATTACCCGAGGATTTGCACTTGCGAAATCGCCAGCCACTGCCAGCGGATTAGATTGATTAACAGACTGTTGGAATCCTGACATTTTAGATTACTCGAAAACGTTGAAGTGGAGAAACTGTATTATCCTTTTTTACATCGTCTTTTCTATTAAGAGTGGCGGCACGGTAAATTGCGCCTAGCGACTTTGATTCTTTAATACCGGTGTAATCTACGCCGAGATGGTCAAGTGCAAGTGAATAAATCTTGCTTGAGTCCATTGCAATATCAACATCTCCAATCGTCTTACGCACTTCACGCGCCGCCTGATTTGCATCGTTAATCGCTGCCAATCTTTTCTCAATTGCGACATTGATAGCCGCGTCCATTGCCATATTGTCTTCCATCTCTAAAATTTTCATAATTTCTTCAATAACGCTCGGATCAACCTTGCCTCCCAAAAGAGAAGAGATTCGTTCTGTCTTAGTTTTTTGAGCAGGCTCGGGCACTGTTTCACCATCGCCCGCGCCACCTTCTATTTCCTCGCCACTCGGAATTTGTAAAGCCACGGGCGAATCTTCAATCCCCAAAATCGAATCGATGATATTGTCAATCCGTTGTGCATCAATTTCAGAATCCAACGCGATCAATTTTTGTTTCGCTAAAACTTTATCGAAAGTCTTATCAGCACCGCCGACGATTGCACCAAGCGCCGCGTCTTCTGCCAGTTTTTTCGACATTCCTTTCATTGCTTCAAAAATAGCCTTTCCGTGTTTAGTCATAATCATTTGATTTTTCTCAAGAAATGGGTTACTATCAGCAACAATAACATCATGTCCAGCGCGTCCGTTTTCGACAAGCGCCACATGATTGCCTTTTATTTCTCTCATAACGCCGTCATACGCGATCCCGTTAAACACCCCGGGCGTCATATCGGGTTTGTAGTGATACGCGCATGAGATTTCTTTGACTTGTTCCGACTCGATACCAGCGATTGACTTACTATCCCAAACTGCAATAGAAACATTAAGATAGGGGTCATTAAAGACAGCATCGGAACCGATAGCGCCGATTATTTGATCTGATTCAATAGAATCGGCAGTAACGTAAGTGTGTTTTTTGAGAAGCGGTAAGCGATTGAATGAAGACGCAGACGCCGCCAATTCCACGGGGTCACGCAACATCTTGTAAATTTTAGAACCATCCAGTCCTAACGCCCGCCAACCCGAAATTTCCCGACCGAAATAGTCATTAACGCCCGCCTTTGAGATATGCGTTTTCGCTACGTGCAAGCGTCCGTCTGTGTCGAAATTTCTTACTGATTGATAGTCGAATGCTATTTTCATGGTTATCTAATATCACATATGTTAGTATTGTGTAATACCCTTGGAGGTAGTTTATGCAATATATTTTACTGATAAAAGCACGCCGAAAATTAAAACTAACGCAGTTAGAAATGAGCACTGCGTTAGAATTTGTCCAGCCCTGTCCATTGTCCACGTACTTAAAATGGGAATATGGAACAAACAAAATTCCAGGGTGGGTTGAATATGCAGTGCATCATCTATTAGAGAATCAGCGCGGAAAACCGTTAGGATAATCCTTCGTGCGTTGAAAATGCGGATATTCTCGAAAAGTCTTCCAATCGCCCGCCCATTCCAATCCTACACTTTTCCCGATCCCACCAATACGCTTCCAAAGTTCAAAATTCTCTGGCGTTTTAGTGTCCCAGATCGGCTTACCGTTGCGCATTGGTACAACATCGAACGCTACGCGCCAGTTGTGCCACGATTTCCCGCCACGGGCATTGGTTACAATCTTACCGGGCTTTGACCGGCCTTGTGCATAAAGTGCATCTTGCGCGTCAATGTCGCGGTAAGTAGATGTCACCAAAACATCGATGCCCTCGGATTCTGCTTTAGCGAGAAAATCCGCCGCCATTTTTGATACGGTCGGGTGTAAATCTGAAAGTTTACGGCTGCTGATCATGCCACCACCATGTATATTTGAGAGGATTAAGGATGCTACCCAATAAGAAAAACCTATAAGGCCGTTTTTACACTCTGTTATTTCTTGCACCGTTTTGGTGCATTTCTTGACTTAATCTTGAAATAATGGACATCCTTAAATATATTTTGCTCCGAGCAAAATATATTATAATCAGGATTATGTCAAGTCCAAAAACGTCAAAACATGCTATATTTTGAAAATATATTTTATGGAGAGAAAATCTATGAGACTGTCAGATCGAGATATAAGAAAATACATGGCCACGGGTGATATCGTAATAACCCCACAGATTGAGAATGAATGCTTTGGATCGTGCTCGGTCGACTTGCGATTGTCAGATCAGTTTAGAGTGCAGGATTCTAATAGCAACTATTGCCTTGACATTTCCAAGGTCGGCTTCAAAGACAATGGGCGCCTGATAACGGCCAGTGAGTGTGTGATCGAGCCATTGGAATTTATACTGGGCATGACGCTCGAAGTGGTTAAAATCCCCTCCTTTTTTATTGGGAAGCTAGACGGTCGAAGTAGTTTGGCGCGTGGCGGATTGGCGGTGCATATGACGGCGCACACCATCGATGCGGGTTATAATGGACGGATCACATTGGAGTTTTTCAACGCGGGTGCGCGCCCGATAATTCTGCGTGCGGGGATGCGGATATGCGCGCTGGGCTTTGAGACGTTATCGTCGGAGTGTGATCGTGTATATGCTGGACGCTATCAGGGAAGCGTCATACCTGCTTTATAGATTGCGAATTAGGCGATTACAGCGATTAAAAAGTAGTAGGTAATGCGATTCTATGCCTTAGGTTATAACCCCGTAGAATCGCCTTATTTTGACACGACCAGATAAGCCATTGATTTTATTAAACATCTAAGCCGCGCCCACGATCTCTGAATTATTTTCAAAATATATTAAAAAAAGTGTTGACAGTTTTATAGCAATATGGCACTATAGGCACATTGAAGAAGCGAACGGGAGGGCGGAAAGAAAAAAGATTAGAAAGGTACTTAACAGGTACGGCGCAATAATGAGTAAAATTAAAAGTGTTAACATAAACCCAAGGGGTATGAGAATGAAGATATCAAAAGAATTAAAGAAAGACTTAAAAAAGATACAAAAATTCACAAATATGGTTATTGATAATGGTTTGTCTTTAACTGAAAAAGATGAGGCGGATGATGAAGTATCAGAAGCCGCCGGTGTGATTTTTGGCTTAATTGAACAACTGAACGACGAATTGTTCACTTTATTGGATGACGAGTAGAAGTGGGAGGAATCCAAAATAAAACAATAAGCACACTGACGAGCCTGTGAGAATCAGGCGAAACCCCGAAAGGAATTGGGGTCTGTGTTAAAACCAAAAACCCAAGGGGTATGAAAATGTACAGTCAAGCAGCAGTATTCACGAAACGTATTGAGCAGATGCGAGAGTTGAGAAAGAAGATGGACGAACTCTACACCTCATTTTCAAACATGATAGATGAGGAAATGGCGCGGGAAGTGACGGGGCAGTTGATGATTATCAAGGCGAAGTGGGAGGAATCCAAAATAAAACAATAAACACACTGACGAGCCTGTGAGAATCAGGCGAAACACGAAAAAGGACTTTCGTGTCTGTGTTAAAACCAAAAACCAAAGGGGTATGAAAACGAGATGACTGAGGATGAGTTATTAGCAGAATTAGGAATCGGCGATGACGAATTATTAGCAACGTTAGGAATTGAACCCGCCGACATCCAAAATGACATTACCGTGCTGCGTCATATATTCAAAACAATGGTTGAAGTGGCACGAAACGATATTGCCACTGATTGCCTGAAAAAGTGGGCGCGGTAATAAGGACGCGCCTTTCTAACCACCGGAGAAGATCCAATGTCGTTCGAAGATGCCCAATGTGCGTGGGATAACGCAAGCCACCCGGACTGGGATGTTCCGGATATTGAATACCCACTCGCATTAGAAATAGTGGGTGAGGAATCGGCCTACGAGATTCTTGGATTAGTAGAAGAACTCGTATCGGGAAACAAAGACGCGCTAGAAGAATTAAAGCGCGTTTTCAAAGCAGCCTACGCTCTAGGATTGGAGCGTATTGAAAAGTACAGAAGGCAGGCAAGAGAGGATTCAATGGATGACGGTACGTAATTATCCCAAGCCCACTGAAGAGCCTCTGAAATGAGGCGAAACACGAAAAGGGATTTTCGTGTCTGTGTATAAAAACCAAAGGGGTATGAAAACGAGATGACTGAGGATGAGTTATTAGCAGAATTAGGGATCGGCGATGACGAATTATTAGCAACGTTAGGAATTGAACCCGCCGACATCCAAAATGACATCACCGTGCTGCGACATGTGCGTTCTAGTGCTAAAAGGCGTGCATCAGAGAAAATCGCAGTACAAGTCCCATGCGACGATTTTTACAGATTCAAAACAATGTTTGAAGTAGTAACTTTTGAATTAAATGGAGGGATTCGCAAGTCATCGCGTTTCGGACGTAACACAAGCATTTCTAGAGGTGACTACTTTATCCTTAATGGATTGATTGTGTATGTTGATAGGGTGGGGGATGATGCACGATTGAGAGTTATTTATAGTAATGAAACAGAAAGCAATTTGCTGGTTCATTCACTACAAAGGGCGCTTTATAAAGATAAGTCAGGTCGTCGAATTACAAAAAGGGGTAATTAAATGGCTGGGTACAAAATTAGATCATTGGGTGGAGGTGAACCTCACCCTGATTATCGCGGCTGGAGGGGGTTTTTAGACACCACCGATATAAGAGACACCCATGATGGTGTAATTTTTTACGGTAAAAATAATTGCAATTATATCCTATTCCCAACGGGGGAAGTGTTAGAAAATTATGGTTATCATGGAGCAAACAGAATGCGAGATATCCGAGAGTTTGGGTGGAAAACCGTATTAGACTGCGCCAGAACAAGGCATAAAGAAAGATTGGAATTGTGCGAATTATGCGGATATAAAAAGGTTTTAGGCAAATAAAAAACTAGCCCGCTTCACGCGGGTTTTTTTATGACTGATCTAGCAGAACACCGGCAGTTTATCAATTCGCCAGGATAGATATATTTCCCGCTGATTAAACAGCCTTCGCTAACTTTGTATTCCTTACGATGAGCAGCAACATGATCGGGGCGTGGTTGTTTTCCAGCGTGGGAGTGCATCCAGATAGCGGTATCAATTCCCAACTCTGTTTGCCGTGTTTTTTGGATGACGCCGTTCAATTTATTGGATTGGTCACGCGCTATCAGCACCGCCCGCTTTCGCGTTGAATGTCCCAATGCTTCAATCTGATCGGCCATGCTTTTTAGGTCACGCCCTTTTTCATAATTTCTCACGACGATATCTTCAATTTTCCCAAAATACTCTTTTGGAATACTTTTAATAAGCCCCACGTTTTCCGCAATAGCGCCGTTTATAGCCATTTTAATTTGTGGGGTTACGTGAAAGTCCACCGCCCACCCAACATCCTTTAGCGCGCTTCTAAATGCCTTATCTGTCGCATTCCCTTGCGCTTGCATATATTTCTCTGCAAGAATTGGCGCGTTAGTATCGAACCGTGTGATCCACTTTTTCGCAAATTCCGAGAATTTACGCTTCAAAAAAGAAATGGATTGGATTGCTTGATTTAAAATATCGCTATCGGTGGCTAACTGATTACTTTCAACATCCGCTACCATTTCTTTTATTAGCGTATTTATAGCGTGATAATATGCTTGTTGTATTCCAAGATTACAATGAATTGAGCGAACTATTTTCATTTTGCAAAGTTTCTTGTGGTTTATTAATAATCAAGTCCGAATCAATTCCATTAAAAATCCCTTCTTTATCTCTAGCAATCCTACCCCTTTCTTCTGTTGTATCTAAAACCCCTCGGTCAATATACAACGAAGCGCATTGAGCGTCTGATAATCTAATTTGTGCTTTGTCCTTTTCATCAATTTGACGCAACGGACAAAATTCAAAACTAATTGCTGGATTGATGTAACCAAATAATGATAATTGAGCAATATTCACAACTATTTCTATTGAGTGTCTATAAAATGCTTCTTGGGTTGCTGATATCCAGTCATACCATGCCCTTATTTCCCCATCGCTCGACGCATTAAGTCCGCTTGGAGAAATACCAGTCAAAATCATTGCTGGCATTCTACTAACAGCGCACATATGCTCCTGTGCTTGTGCTTGTAATTCATGTAAACCAGACAGCGGCACCGCAATTTGTTCTAAAGATTCTCTCTCTTTATCGAATAAGAAAAGTCCGCGATTGCTTCGAGTTTTTGCAAATAATTCAGCTCGCGCCCACAATGATTTTCCTGTCTCCTCCTCATTCCCAAATAATACTTGAGACATATCGGTAGAAAGAGATATAATAGAGAAATTATTCACTAAGTCCGCTATTGCTTGACGTGTTCGTAACCAATTTTCGACATAAGGTTCTGCTAATTGACTAAGTGAAATTCCACTAAAATTGAATGCTGGCTTAAGCATGTCAGGTAATTCACGGGTAATGATTGTCAATAATCGTGACGCATGTACACGCTGTCCAAGCATGAACCACTTAGTGGGTTTATAAAAATCAGGCGCGGAGGGGTCAATTGCGTTGTAAACGTTAGGAGTTGTCCACATTGGCTCAATGGCCTGTACTCGCGCCAAACTTCCTTTTTTAATCGTTCTGCTATCCAAAATTAAAGGGGCATCTCTATCATCACCTTTTATTTCAATAAATATCTGGCCTCGGCCAAATAAACTATCGTGCTCGGCGGCGGTGCGTATTGCATTTCTAAGCCCAATGCGTTCTATTTCTTTTTCAAGTAAAATAATTTGTTTGCTTGTTATTTCCCCGCCGTCCTCTGTACTTGTAAATCTAATCCATTCACGCGTCAATTCAGTTGATAAAGTTGATGCAAATGCACGATATTCCGCTCTCGTTGATAATTGAGCGAGATACGGATAACCGGGGAACCCATTACCATCGTGGAATACATTTGCATAACTATAAGAAGTTGAATCCTGAGCGATTGGGGCATCTTCACCATCCGGCACTACACCGTGCGGTAAAATAGGAGGTAAGATAGGAAAATAGTATTTTTTTTCTTCATTCTTCATGTTATAAATAGCATGTTGTATCGATTCTTCATTCATTATGCTGATTCCAGAACAGATTGCGAAATAGTAAACCCGCTGCTTTTTCTTAATGATTCCGTTGCATATCTTAAAGCATCAATACAATGGTTATTTTTATCTTCAAGAATCGGGAGAATCTCGCCCGTATGTTTATCCGTTTTATAACCATACAAAGTCAATTCGTCAATCACATGTTTGCAACGTGGATTCACAACAATATCAAAAGACTGTAGAAATTGAATACCTTCTTCCACGGAACCACTACCTTTCCTTGCCGCTTCTATTTTTGGGTAGCCATGCTTTCGCATGTAGTCAATCGTTTCCGGCCTTGCGCTATCAACGCGCAACGGCCACACATGACTTTTAGGGATTCTATCGAATAGTGCCGGAAGATTTACTATTTCACAGCCAACAGCATACGACTCATAATCAATATAAAGTGTATTTGCAAATACTGAACATCGAATTAAAACTGTGGGATCAACACTATATCCCCAGTCTGCGCCGAATCTATACGTTACACCGGTAGGACGATCAAACTCTTCAATTCTCCAATTCTTAAATACCCTTGCTTCACTATTTTTAACGTATTCGCCAAGCCACACATGCGCATATTTATCAGGATCGCGCCGTTTATCATATTCCATTTCGTCTTTTAAGACGGACGGGAACCATGGATTATCCTGATAATTAACATTTACAACAATCGAATTTTTTGGTAAAAATTCGCCACGTAGCAATTTATCAATAGGGTCAGTGGAAAGGTAAGGGTTCCATGTAAAAAGTAGTTCTGCGTCATTTGCGCGCATTGTGGGGCGTAATAAATCAAGGCTTCTCTGTGATATAGATTGAGCCTCTTCCACCCACGATATATCATATCCTTCTAAACTTTTAATTGAGTCGGCGGTGTGGTTTTGCATTCCAATAAAAATTATCCTACCGCCATTTCTACATAAAATTTGTGATTCTTGTACAATAAAATAACTACCAACTCCTAATGCCTCAATCTTTAATTCAATAAGTTTTTTCGCAGAATACTTTAATGATTTTTGTATTTCACGAATACACACAACATCGGTGCGGTGCATAATACAACGTTCAATAATGTATTCAGCGAACGCATGTGATTTTCCAGAGCCACGACCGCCAAAAGCGCCTTTATATCTTGCATTCTCTAATAATGGAATAAACCACTTAGGCGTCCGTATTTTCAGGTTCATCTAATGTTTCTTCACTAACAATCACCCGTTCGATTTTAGTGATATCTTTGTCAGATCCAATAATTTCGTGCACCTTGGTTTCATGCCAGTGCATCCGCGCCTTCGTCCACCATATCAATAAAGCAGGCGGACAATCAGGTTGTAAAACGCGTTCTACGAAAGTGTTTCCGACTTTTAGATTTAATTCTGCTTGACCTAGTAAACTTTCCCGCTTAAAATACTTGTAATACGTGTGATAACTGATATCAAGCACAGCACAGATTTGTTCAACGGGGATTCCCCGCGAGCAATAATCGCGGACTAATCGATAGTCTGTGTTAGTAGGATTGAAAATAACAGGCATTATCCACCTCCAAAAAGTTTAGTGATAAAAGGCGTCGCAACAGCGCCGCCCATGAAAGCAAGTATTCCGCCGACCCATGTCGCAACCATATAATTATTCCATTCCTGCTTTTTAGTGACGGACTGATCTGCGAATAAATCACTCCCAAGTTTAGTTACTCTTTGCCATAACTCTTTATTGTCGTCACGTAAATGCCCGACTTCATTCTCTAAGTGTCCGATTGCTTCGCTTGACCTTGCGACAGGTTCAATCAATGCTTTAAGACTTTCAAGGGTTCGTAGAATAGTCTCATATTCCGCACTCTGGCGCGCTACGAGTATTGGAAGGTTGCACCCTTGACAATCACCGCGTGGCGTAGGAATATCGTTCATTTGGCTGATTCTGCGGTTATAAAGCCAAGCAGGGTACCCAATGCGGCAACTATATCAAGCACCGCAGAGAATTGAGACTGGTCAATGTGTAGTCCGATCAATCCTGCTGCGGCACCGAGACTAACAAGGCTGGAAGGTTCTTTAGCGCGAGCGAAAAACCACTGCAACAATTTATCCATTTATTTCTCCGTGGTTATTAAATGTCAATACATAAATACCATAACCCATTGATGTTGTCAATAGGTTATGGTGTTTATTTTGAAATACTTTACAGCCATTCAGGATGTTTTAACGTCAATCGCATAGTGCTACAAAACAGTTTCCACTCATAGAGACGATGGTCTTCTCTCTGTCTTAAAATACCCCTAATTGCCTTGTAGTTAGTGCAAACAATGCGACGCTGTAGAAATCCTTCGGGTAAATTCCTTTTGGCTTTAATCCAATCCTTTTGACGAATACACTCATTCACAACATCAATCACGCGCTGATCAACGCCGGGTTCAAAATCTTCAGGTGTCAAAAAATACTTGACAAGTGTGTGCATTGTAGATTCAGACTGTTTAGTAACGCCACAACGGTAAGTATCGAATTGTTGCCACCATTCGCGGGGTGCGTCAATATCAAGCCATACGACGATACTCTCAAGGAATTTATTGTGCCCGCCGTCTTTGTTGGCCAGTTTATTGGCAATTTTTATATTGGGTGCGACGTTGTAAGACAGAGACAGTCCGAAAAGCGCTTCTTCCAATCCTGCCTCTCTAAGTAACTTTACTTGCATTTTCGCTCCAATCGTAATATGGCCTTTTCATTAAAACACTATTCTCAACACAAGAAATGTCTAATTCATACTGTTCACCATCGCTATCGAAAAACTTTAATAAAACACTCTCTTTTGATGATATTGCCTTTGTTATTGCATTTTGTAAATCAATTAGAGACGCATAATCTCCAATAATTTTAGCACCGCCGTGTGGCGCGTGTTCTAGGTAGATGTTGAGCATTTTAACCTCCTAATGATTTCGCGTTCGACGATTTTAGATTTCATATATTTCCTGCTTTCAATCAGCGTTTTCATTTCAAGAATTTCCACTGATTCTCTAATCCTCCTATTATGTGCCTTTGTTGAAGCCTTCATTTCTTTAACCACAACACCATTGGTTAATTTTTTTAATCTGTACAACTCCGATTTTTTTTCAAGAATCCTTGTTTTATTTTTCTGGTAACTTTTCGCGTTTAGTTCTTTTGTTTTATCGGGGTTTTCTAAGTTCCATTTTATAGATGCTTTTCTGCTTGGAAGTGGATTTTTTCGTCTACATTTCCGCGCCCATTCCGCCCGCTTTTCTCTAATAAGTTTATCATAATCAGGATCAACTAACCTCTTTTTTCTAATCTTATCATTGTACGTTTTGTTATACAGTTTGCGCGTTTCTTTATCCATATTGCCCCATAAGAAACCCTCCGTTTTTAGGGGAGGGTCGTGATCATGTCACTAGTTAAATTATTTTATGACTAACCTAGTGCCTTGCGTTAGAGTAGCCCCCGCCACTTCATATCCAGCATTTATAGCGATTCTAATTGCTGTCTTATTCGGTGTATAAATAACCTCTTCAATCTTAAACTCTTTTGGTAATTCTTCATCATTTATTATTTGGACAGCCGGTCGATTATTCTGTACTGAAAGCGTTAAAAGTGGTGTTTTAATCTTCACCTTTCCTGTTTTAACCATATTCTCTTTTAGATACTCTTTTAGCCAATCACTGCGAGTTTGTAATGATTTCCGACGCGCCGTGAGCCTATCCTCTTCCTCTTTTATTGCCTTTATATCTGATTCAATTTCAAGGAAGTACATTGCTACATTTTGAGCCTTTACTTCAAAATCCGACTCGATAGCGTTAATCTTTTCAACTATCTGCTCCAATTCCTCATTTGTATCAGCGCCATCTTCGATATCGCGTAATACGTTTCTATACTCACTTGCAATCTCGTATAATTTCATAAAACCCCCAATCCCATGCCACTTTACAATGGCATGGGAATGTTGTTAATTAAAATGGGATATCGTCATCAAAATCGTTATCTTTTTTTACTGGTTGCATTGATGACGCGGGTTTTACATTCTTAATATCATTTCTATCGCCATACTCTTCCGATTTTTTAATTATTACTTCAATCATCAATCGGGAACCGATTAAAACATCGGTATTGCTCACGCTTTTAATACCGATTGATTTGCACATTTGATTGAGTTTTTTACGCCCAATTTCCTGAGCTATTGCGTTTGGATTCTTGATATTTACCATCGTATACACAGAACGATTATCATCAAGCGAAAACATGATGTTAAGATACTGTCCTGTTTCGGCTTTTGTGTTTTTCAATTCAACGGTTTTGATTGTTGAATTGTACCAGCCTGCTTGTATAACCGATGATTCGTCGCTATCAGTCACTTCAAAAGTTTCGTCAAGATAAGCCATTTTATTTCTCCAGTTTATTTCCAATAATTTTATCAATCACTTTGCCGATGTTTGCATCTTCCCACTGCCTCAATTTACCACTTCTATCCTTCGCAAGCCACAAACCGTCGGAATCACAAAGGAATCCACGCTTTATATCACCATCCGCATCTTTTTCTACTCTCAACGCGAACACTTCGTCAAAAAAATACGGTAATTCTTGTGTGAGAGTTTTACCGGGCATTGATGGACTGTATAAAACACGACCCATTTCATCTTGAGTTTTCTCAAGTTTAGCGGTCATGTATACATGAATACCGCGCAAATCTCTAAACGAACGAATTACAACGGCCATTTTTTCATTCATTTCCCCATAAGCTGCCCGCCCGTCTTTGTTATTCTTTTTCTCTACATTCAAAACCAATTCCGATAATTCAGTAATAGAATCAATCGCAATCGACTTGTATTGTTTAGCCTCGGCGCTTTGAGTAAACCACTTATGCACCTCTCTTAAATCATTCATGTTTTTAACTTCAACATAATTGATGTTAGAGTCTGCGATAGACAGCAAACCACCTTCAACGGACACTATAAAAGGCGACGGCAATGATAATATATTCCGCGTCTTTGTAGCGCCTGCTTGTCCATAAACCAATATTTTAACCCCGTCGAATACGACGTTATTTGTGTTTTTAATTTCCATCCACCCTCCTATTTATGTGTCTATTAAAGTGTTGACACTTTATCTAATTCCATTTATATTGTCAATACTTTATATTGTCAACACTAAAACACACCAAAAGGGAAAATAAATGTACAACGTTGAAAAGATGATAGAAATGCTCACTGGTAAAAATGTGAGTTTGGTTTCCAAAAAAACTGGACTACACGCTAACACGATCTATAAAATTTTATGGGGTAAGTCATATCCTCATAAATCAACACAACGCAAACTAAACGCTTATATTGATCAATATGTGAAAAATAACAATGAATGACGCACTCATCAAGAAATATGTTGATGTCGCAATTCAGGAAGAGATCAATAAGGTGCAGTGCGAGAAAGGTAATCGTTCAAACACTATCAATGCAAGCGCCTTTGTATTAGGCACGCTTGTCAGTTCGTCATGGGCAAATATACCGGAAAACACCGTTAAAGGCTTATTGCTGGAAGCGGCGAGGTTATCGGGATTAACACATAAAGAATCAATAAGCACAATCAACAGTGGGATGACGTCAGGTATGAGAGAGCCTCGCCCCAATCCTTTTACAGATGAACATGTTATCAAACAAAAAATGGAGCAGACACCACCACCTGTAGAATCTGAATTGGTGGTGCGGATATGGAATGCTGCCAAAGAATCGACACTTGACAATCCATATCTTACGCGAAAAGATGTTAATCCGGTCGAAACACTCCGAGAGATATCGGACGTGGACTTAAAAGGTATCATTGGGTATGTGCCAATTTGCAATAAGGGGATGCTTAAAGGGCGAATTTTGGTCGCTCGGTTGCAGATAGGCGATACCATTACATCGTGCGAGTTTATTGACGAGAACGGCCTGAAATCGGCCATAAAGGGATGTGTTAAAAAAGATGCCTATTGGTTATGTCAGCCAATGGAAAACGTCAAGCGGATCTATATTTCCGAGGGAATAGCAACCGCCATATCTGTGAGACTATCCACAAACGATCATTGTGTGGCAGCCCTATCTAACACGAATTTATTGGGCGTGGCGCAATCCATGCGTGAAGAATATCCGACCGCCGAAATTGTGATCGTGGCTGATTTAATGAAGAGCAATAATGAGCCTGATACTTACGCGGTAAAAGCGGCAGATATGGTGGGTTGCCTAATTGCAATCCCTGATTTTACTGATTCCGAGCGTGAAACGTTCCGAACCACTTCAGGGGAAATTCCCAATGATTTTAATGATTTGTACGTTTTAAGAGGTTGTGAAAAGACTTTAGAATCACTATTGAAGGCGGTCAGTGGTGAAGATAAAAAAAACATGGACGAATTAAAGGCGGTATTTTGTAACGAATTTCCGGATAAATTTGAAGATCCAGACTCAGTCATTCAAAACATGATCGCAACGCGCACCCTGTCAGTGATATATGGCGAGGGTAATAGTGGAAAAACATTTTTTGCCCTATCACTGGCGGCGGCGGTGTCATCTGGCAAAGAATGTTACGGCAAGAAAGTGGATCAAGGATTGGTGATATATCTGGCAACTGAAGCCCCCTCAACGGTGCGTGGCAGAATCCAAGCAATTAAAAAGTTTTATGGGTATAGTTTGGATAACTTAGTATTCGTGCCGGTGCCGATCAATTTTCACAAAGGCGATGATGATTCAAACAAAATCACGAAATTATGTGAAACAGTCACAAAAATAAGAAAATCGCCAGTTAAGATGATTTTCGCGGATACGCTGGCACGAATATCAAGCGGTGCCAATGAGAATAGCGGTGAAGATATGCTGCCAATAATAACGCGATTTGAGAACCTTGCGTATACCACAAACGCGGCGGTGGTGATTATCCACCATTCTGGAAAAGATTCTACTAGAGGGGCACGTGGATGGTCAGGGGTGCGAGATTTTATTGACACTGAAATTCATATTGTCGAACAAGATAACATTAGAAGCGCGACTGTTACTAAGCAACGTGCCTTATCGAATAAAGGGGAAATCATAAAATTCAAGTTGGAAAAAATAGAAATGGGAGTTGATAAATTTAGGGACGCAACGAGTACATGCGTCGCAGTACCAGATAATATGCCCTCCAATAAAAGAGGCAATAACGATCAACATCAACGCACATTTGAGCGTGCGTGGCGCCAATCTGGAGAGTATGTTGTCGATGGTAAGCCATTTATAACCCTGTCGGATTTGAAGCGCTTATTACAAAATGACGGCCTAAAACCACGGGATATTACTGCCGCTCTTAATCCCGCGAACACGGATAAGATGATCGGGTATCTGATAAACACAGAGATAGTGAGTGTCTTTAAGGATGGATGGTTACTGCTTGATCAAAATCAGGCTAACGCGATGATGATTCGTTAAAGAAAAATCCCGTGGTGTAAGCCACGGGATATCTATTACACTTTCCATTTTCTTTTTGATGACAGTTAGTTTTCCTCCTTCT